AAGCGCCTAACCTTAGATGCTTACGCTACGCCGGAAAGTGCGATTGAGCCATTGCTTCCGCACCTCGGTTTACGGGTTCGTTTTGACGAGCCGTGTGCCGGGGACAGGGCATTGGTTAAGCATCTGACGAGGCACGGGCATCAGTGTGCTAGGGCCAGCGATATAACAGATGAACACCCTGTGGATGCCTTGGATTTAAAGAGGTCGGGCGCAGAAATATTTATCACGAATCCGCCTTGGGATTGGGCTGTATTGGACCCGCTTATCACGCACCTGTCGGATATGAAGCCGACATTCTTGCTGTTGAACGCCGACCTGATGCATAACAAGAGGATGGGGCGGCATATGTCTCGATGCGAGAAGGTGGTTTCGATAGGCCGCGTCCGTTGGATTGAGGGGTCCAAGAGTACTGGGATGGAAAATTGTTGCTGGTATTTGTTTAAGGACAAGGAAGTTAAAACGGTGTTTTATGGCCGGGGGGCGAAATAATGCCAGAGGGAGCCTTGAAGGTTGAGCGGGATTTTCAGGCCGAGGACGACGCGAAGGAGTTTATCGGGGCCAAGTGGAAATGCGAAGTACGGGATATGGGGGATTTCGGTGATATCGATTGGATGCTGTATCGAGATAATCGGATTGTGGCGATTGCGGAGTTTAAGCGGTTATATCGGGAAAGCGGTGAGTGGCCGAATGTACGGATAAATTTAAAGAAGTGGTTGCCCCTGATGTTTGTGGGGATTGGTTTGAAGGTTCCAGCGTATTTCATTGTGCAGTTTAACGACCGGATTTGTTACATCGATGTGCAGATAGTTGATGCGACTAAACATGAGGTGAATGGCCGGAAGGATCGGGGCCGAGGCTCTGATTTACAGCCGGCTATTTTGGTTCCAGTGAAGACTATGAAAGGGTTTAATTATGGCTGACAGATATGACCTGAAGACGGCCAGGACGGGCCGCGACGGGAAGACGTATTGGACAAAGATCGGCGTGATGTTCCCGATGCGGGAGAAGGATGGTTTCAGCATTACCCTGGAAGCCCTGCCGATCCAGCAATTGAACGACGACGGCCGGCTAGAGTGCAGGATCACCGCCTGGGAGCCCTACAAGGAGGGGAAGGGTGGGGGAAACAGTGGGGCCAGGGATCACGATATGCCTCTTCCGGCCGCGGTGGACACCGAGGAGAAGGAGAGTGGCGAAGCGGCCCTCCTCGATGACAAGATACCGTTCTGATGGCCCGTGATCCGGTACGCCGTTTCGGCGGCATCAAGGCTTTGCAGCGCCGGCTCCGCGGCAGGTCGAAGGTGATCTCGCAGAACAAGGATGCCATCGCCGCCGAGCTGGTGTCCATGGCGATGGTCAACCTCACCGATATCATCGAGTGGGACGAGAAGGGCAACGTCACGGTGAAGGCGAGCGCGGAGATCACCGACGAGGCGACGAGAGCCATTAAGCGTTTCAAGATCACCAACTCGAAGGATGGCCCGGTTCTCGAGATCGAGCTTCACGATAAGGTCAGGGTTTTACAGATACTGGCAAAGGCTTCCGGCCTTCTCGAGCCGGTGATGGAAATGCCGAATACGCCAAGCGTCGTCGGCATCACGATGAAGGGCCCCGAGATCATCGAGGTCGAGGTTGAGGAGATAAAGGAGGGATGAGAATCGCGCTATATGATGTGGATAGCAAGATACCCAACCTTGCCCTGATGAAACTGTCTAGGTTTCACCGTGAGGCCGCCGATGATGTGGAGATGTATCTCCCCCTCGCCATCAATACCTACGATAGGATATATGCATCCAAGGTGTTCGACTATTCAGATGGGTCCGGCCTTGACCCCGAGAGGATGATCATCGGCGGCACCGGGTTTGACTTAAAGGTCAACCTGCCGCCAGAGGTCGAGCGCCTTCAGCCCGACTACACCCCCTATAATTATCCCCACAATATCGGCTTTTCCATGCGCGGATGTAGGTTCAGGTGTAAATTTTGCGTGGTTCCACAGAAGGAGGGGACACCATACGAGAACAATACTATCGCGGAAATTTGGCAACAGCGAGACAGTGACTTTGTCGTTTTGCTTGATAACGACTTCTTCGGCAACCCATCTTGGGAGGACCGTATAGAGGAGATACGCCAGTATGATCTTCGAGTATCGTTCAGCCAAGGGCTAAACATCCGCATTATTACCGATGACCAAGCCAAGGCCCTCGCGTCTGTACATTTCCGAAACCTCTCGGGGAAAAAGAAACAGGTTCATTTTGCTTGGGATCAGTGGGGTAAGGGAACCGAAAGGCTTATCGATGAGGGGTTCGCTCGCGTCACCGCCGCCGGCATTAAACCATACCAGATGGCTTTTTTTGTTTTGATCGGCTGGCATACTACCGAGGAACAAGACCTCTATCGGATCGATAAATTGCACGGTCTTGGGGCCGATGTGTTTGTAATGCCCTACGACAGAAAAGACCCATACCAGAAGGCCCTGTCGCGCTGGAACAACCGCCATGTTTGGCGGTCAGTGCGCTGGCCTGACTATCGCCGTGCCGGCTGGCAACCGAAGCAACAACGGGCTTATGAGGCGGCAGTTAGATGAGCGAAATAGCCGGCCTCGCCGCCCTCAACCTCGACTTTTCCACCGCCGCCACCGTCTGGAAGATGCTGGTGTCGAATGCTTTTGTCCGCGGTATCGTCGGCCCTGTGGGCAGCGGCAAGTCCTACGCCTGTGCCGCCGAGATCATGTTGAGGGCCGTCAAGCAGAAGCCGTCGCCGAAGGACGGCGTCCGCTACACCCGGTTCGCGGTGGTCAGGAATTCGTATCCGATGCTTCGGACGACGACCTTGAAGACCTGGGCCGAGCTGTTTCCCGAGAACGTCTGGGGCCGGATGCACTGGTCGCCGCCGATCACCCATCATATCCAGTTGCCGGCAAGGGGCGACGCCGCCGGCATCGATTGCGAGGTGATCTTCCTGGCTCTCGACCAGCCGAAGGATGTCAGGAAGTTGTTGAGCCTCGAGCTCACCGGCGCCTGGATCAACGAGGCGAGGGAGCTGCCGAAAGCCATCGTCGATGGCCTTACCCATAGGGTTGGCCGCTATCCCGTCAAGTCGGACGGCGGCCCGACATGGCGCGGCATATGGATGGACAGCAATGCGATGGACGACGACCACTGGTGGTTCAAGCTGGCCGAGCGCGGCGAGGCCCCAGGCGGCAAGTTCCCATGGAAATTCTGGAAACAGGCGCCGGGCGTCACCGAGGTCGCCGAGGCTGACCTTCCCGATGATCCCGAGGCCAACGGTTTTGTCTTGAGCGCCGGCAAGTGGTGGATGGTCAACCCCTCGGCCGAGAACCTCAACAACCTGCCGAGTGGGTACTATGAGCAGCTCGTCGGCGGCAAGCGCCTCGACTGGATCAGGTGCTACGCACGTGGCGAATATACCTACGTTCAGGAGGGCAGGGCGATCACCCCGGAGTATGACGACGAGATGATGAGCGTCGATGGCCTTCAGTACGATCCGGCTCTGCCCCTCCACATCGGCCTCGACTTCGGCTTGACGCCGGCGGCCGTCTTCGGCCAGCGGACGGTGGCCGGCCAATGGCGGATACTGCACGAGTTGGTGACCTTTGACATGGGCCTCGAGAGGTTCGGTAATATGTTGAAACCCGAGATCGAGACGGTCTTCCCGAAGGCCAACGTGATGATCTGGGGCGATCCGGCCGGCGTCCAGCGCGACCAGATATACGAGGTGACGGCGTTTGATCACCTGAAGACCTTGGGCCTATTGGCGCGGCCGACGCACACCAATGACTGGAAGACCAGGCGCGAGGCGATGGCTGCGCCGATGATCAGGTTTATCGACAAGAAGCCGGGCCTTCTCGTGGACAAGAAGTGCTTGAGGACACGCAAGAGCCTTTCCGGCGGCTATCACTTCTCGAGGGTATCGATGGGAACCGGCCAGGAGCGTTTCCGCGATGTGCCCAACAAGAACGAGCATAGCCATGTCGGCGACGCCTACGGCTATCTCGTGCTGGGCGGCGGCGAGCACCGACATATGACGCGGCGGCCGGGCGCCGTTGGCCGGCAAAGCGTGGCGGCGATGGACTTCGATGTCTTCGCATAGCTGGTCCCTGATCCCGATCTTCGCTGCCGCGGTCGTCCTTTATGGGTGCGCCATCATCCAACCCGGCGTCTCGGTCGGCGCCGGATATGTCACCCACAAGCGTATAACCACCCTCGAGGATGATGTTGACCGGGCTAAAATTGATGATCTGGAAAGGCGCATTGGGTCTCTCGAGCGGAGGCTTTCGAGGAACGTCGGCGGTCGCGTATGTGGTATCTGATCTATATCGTTTTTAGCGTGACGGGTTTTCCAGAGACGATAAGGGCCGTCGCATCGACGCCGGAAGCCGAGGTTTGTAAGGTTGCGTTGGCGTCATACCAACAGAACTACACCGCCCTCGAGGGCGGTAAATATAGTTATTTCACCTGCATTAAATTAAGGTCGGGGGGTCAATGATTCTCGATAACATCGACGCTCTCAACGAGGCGGTGAAGCTGTCGGGCGACAGGCAGCTAGTGCCGTTCTCCCCCGTCCACATCAAGATGATGGACTTGGGGCCCTTCGATAAGGAATATCTCGAGCATCTCGAGGACTGGGTAGGGATGATCGACGGCATGGCGCGGCTCGGCTTTGCCTTCACCGGGGCCCTCGCCGGCAAGCCGATGTGCTGTTTCGGGATCATTAAATTATGGCCCGGCGTGGCCGAGATGTGGATGATCCCTGATGCCAATTTGACAACGGTTGCCCGGTCTTTCCACCGGGTAACGAAGGCTTTCTTCGACATATGTATGGATGAACTACAGTTAGTGCGCCTTCAGGTTACCGTACATACCCTGAATGGACCCGCTGACAAATGGATAAAAAGGCTTCATTTTAATGAGGAAGGCGTACTCCGGCGATTCGGGCCCGAGGGCGCCGACTACAAGATGTACGCTAAACTGAAGGAGCCTGGTCATTATGTGGGAAAAACACGTTAAAAATTGGTTCGCCTGGGGCGGATGGGTACTCGCCGCCTTCCTCCTCGGCTCAATGTTCTTTTAGGCTGCCGACATGGCCGGCCTTTTTTCCGCTCCGAAGGCGCCCCCGCCGCCTCCTGGCCCCGATCCCGAGCTTTTGAAACGGCAACAGGATCAGGAGGACCGCCTCAACCGCCAGGAGCGGCAGCGTCAAAAGGAAATATCCGCACGTCGCCGGGCCAGGTCGGGCGCCGGCAGTCGTCAGCTTATCTTCCAAGCGCGGCTTAATCCCAGTCTGGGCATCCCCTTCGATACAACCCTCGGACCCGGCGTCCGCAACCCTGATAGGGAGAACGCTTAAATGGCAGGTCTATTTTCCGCTCCAGCCGCCCCCGCTTACCGTCCACCCCCGCCGCCTCCCGAGCCGACGCCACGGCCAGTGAACAGGGCTGATGAGGAGATGGCGGCAGCAACCCGCGCCCGTCGCCTGTCGGCCCGGCCGTTGATCTCGGGATCGCCCCTCGGCGTCCAAACCGGCGGCTTGCAGACCACCCTTGGTCCGCCGAGGGCGCCGTGAGCTTCCAACGGAACCCCAAGAAACGGACAAAATAAATGGCGGCGTTGAATCCGGATCAGCTCCGCAAGCGGTCGGCGGCTGCCTGGGACAAGAAGGAGCCCTGGCGGCACCTCTACGACGAGGCCTACGAGTTTGCCCTCCCCCAGCGGAACCTATACGACGGCAGTTGGGAGAGCGGCACCAGGGGAAGGCGTAAGGGCGCTCGTGTTTTCGACAGCACCGCCGTCCACGCCACCCAGCGGTTCGCCAACCGGATGCAGAGCGGCCTCTTCCCGCCCGACAAACGCTGGATGGTTCTACAGCCGGGCACCGACATCCCCGACGATCGCGATGACGAGGTGCGCGAGGCCCTGCAACTCTTCACCGATCGGTTCTTCGCGATCCTGAACCAAACCAATTTCGACCTGGCGATGGGCGAATTCCTGATGGACTTATGCGTCGGCACCGCGGCGATGATGGTGCAGCCCGGCGACGATGACAACCGGATCAAGTTTACCGCCGTCCCTAATTTCCTGATCGCCATCGAGGAAGGCCCTAACGGCAGCGTCCAGAACGTCTACCGCAAGGTCAAGATGCCGGTGGAGAACATCACCCGCACCTGGCCCGACGCCACCCTCACCGAGGAATTGAAGAGGTTGCTCGAGGACAAGCCCCAGGAGCAGATCAACCTTAGAGAAGGAACGATCTTCGACATCGCCGACAAGCAATGGCGATATTACATCTGGCGGCAGCAAACAGATGATCAGGCTGACATCCTCGTCGAGCGCGAGCTCAAGCGGTCGGCCTGGGTTGTCTCGAGGTTTATGAAGATCTCCGGGGAGGTCTGGGGCCGAGGCCCTCTCCTCTCGTGCCTTGCGGACGTGAAGACCTTGAACAAGGCCATCGAGCTCCTGCTCAAGAACGCCTCGATCAACATCGCCGGCGTCTACACCGCCATCGATGACGGCGTCCTCAACCCGCAAACGATCCGAATAGTCCCCGGCGCGGTTATCCCCGTAGCCCGAAACGGTGGTCCGCAAGGACCGTCTTTGTCTCCCCTGACCCGCTCCGGGGACTTGCAACTCTCCCAGCTCGTCATCAACGATCTCCGAATGCAGATAAAACAAACCCTCCTCGACGACAGCCTCCCGCCCGAAAATATGTCCGCTAGGAGCGCAACGGAAATCGTAGAAAGAATGCGCCGGCTGTCTATCAACATGGGAGCGGCATATGGCAGGATGATCACCGAGACAATGCTGCCTTTGGTGCGCTTGGTCTTGGATATCATGGGCGACGAGGGCCTGATCGACTTGCCTCTGCGAGTCGATGGCCTCGAGGTGCAGATAGTTCCCGTCTCGCCCCTGGCCCAGGCCCAAAACCTAGACGAGGTTCAAAGCGTCCTCCAGTGGCTCGGCATCGCATCGCAGCTCGGCCCGGTCGGCCTGGCGACGGCGAAGATGGATGCCATCGCCGACTGGGTGGCAGAGCAGTTGGGCGTCCCCGTCTCCCTTAGAACCAGCCAAGAGGAGCGCCAGGAGATCGAGCAGATGGGTCAGCAATACCTCGAGGCCCAGGCACAGCAACAGGCGGCTCCGGTCGAGACCGGCGCACCGCCGCCGGGGGCTCCCGTCCAGTGAGTGCCGACGCCGATGTCGTCAGCATCTCCACCCCAGGATGGGATGGCGTCGATGTCGAGCCGCCGCTGGCGCCGGCTTATTTGGAAACGGAGCAAGCCGAGATCGACAAGGCGATCTCGAGGCTCTTCTCGACCGACGACGGCGAGAAGGTGATGAAGCATCTCGAGAGGGCCTACATGAACCAGCCGTGCTGGGCGCCCGGCTTCTCCACTGACTACGGGTTTTTCAGGGAGGGACAAAACACCCTTATCCGCGAACTCAAGGCCCGGATCATCCGGGCGAAAGAGAGGACATAATGGCGAAGCAACCGATGACCAAACCACCGAAGGTAAAAGCCAAGAAAGCGACAAAGGCGACAAAGGCGACAAAGCCTCGCCGGCGTGGGCTTTTCTTCCGGCTCAAGGCCAAATAATGGCAGAGGAAGCAAAAACACAGGAAGAACCGCAACCGGCCCCCGCCGCTGGTAGCCTTCTCGATGACACCCCAATGGAGGAACCGGCGACCGAGGAGTTGGCGCCCGAGGAAACGACGGTCGATCATGTCGCCAAGGAACCGGACGACGCCGAGACGCCGACCGTTCCCGAGGGAGTGCCCGATAAATTTGTTAAGGATGGCGAGGTCGATGTCGAGAGCTTGGCGAAGTCCTACACCGAGCTCGAGGGTAAGTTCCGCGCCGGCAAGCACAAGGCGCCGGATGGTGATTACGACCTGACGGTCGCCAAGGATCACAAGGTGCCGGAAGACGATCCCGTCTTGCAGACCTACACCACCTGGGCGAAAGAAGCCGGCATTAGTCAGGAGCACTTCGACCAGCTCGCCGAGAAGATTCTCCAGAACGGCGAAGATACGGAGCAACAGGTTGTCTTTGATCGCGATGCCGAGATGAAGCGGCTCGGTCCCCAGGCCGATAAGATCATCGACGACCAGATCGATTGGGCCAGGCGGCTGGTCAAGAGCGGCTACTGGGGCGAAGACGACTTCGAGGAGTTCAAGGTCTGGGGTGGCACCGCCTCCGGCGTCAAGGCGATGATGTCGATGCGCCGTTTCTACAACGACATCACCACCATCCCGATCAGCGTAAGCCCGGATGCGTCGGCCCTCCCGTCCAAGGAAGAATGCTACCAGATGGTTCAAGACCCCAAATATAAAACCGATCCGACGTACCGCGCCAAGGTCGAGAAGACCTTCGCTGACGTTTTCGGGACCGAGCCTGATCAGAGGACGGTCATGTAGGAACCTCCCAGTGGTGTCTCCGACGCCAGCCTCCCCTGGCGTAAAAACACCACAACTGGGGCCTCGTCGCTTGACGGGGCCCCTATTTTGTGTTTATAGAGAAGGTGATCGATAACCCATTTCGGTGGGCCGGTTTGGTAGTGGGGAAAACCCACAGCGAAACGGGGAGCTTTTTCCCCGAGCCGCAGCCAGGTCAGTCCTGACAACTGTAGCGCCCTGTCACAAACTTACAGTGGAGCAACCGAAATGGCTGTATCACTATCCACTAACTTTGTGACCCTGTTTGACGCCGAAGTAAAACAGGCTTATCAGGCGCAGCAACAGCTTGCTGGCACCTGTCGAGCCAGAATGGGCGTCGTTGGGTCCACAGTTAAATTCCCCAAGATAGGTAAGGGCGTCGCCGGTTTGCGGATACCTCAAACCAACGTCACTCCCCTAAACGTGGCTCACACCAACGTCTCGGCGAGCTTGTCGCCGCCGCGCCGACCAGATCAAGCTCGATGCCTTGACGGCTTCTTCAACATCATTGACCGTAGCTAATTCCATTGGTGGCTCTAATACCAACTTAAATGTGGCTAAAATCAGGGAGGCCAAGCGTCTCCTCGATGGCAAGAACGTGCCGTCTGGGGATCGTTATTTCCTGATGTCTGCCGATGGTCTTGCAAACCTTCTGTCCGAGACAGAAATTAGTAGCAGCGACTACAACACGGTCAAAAGTTTAGTAAACGGACAAGTCGATACTTTTCTCGGCTTTAAATTTATTATGATGGGCGACCGTGATGAAGGCGGTCTGGATATCGACGGCTCGAGTGACCGGAGTACCTTCGCTTGGCACAAGGATGGTCTCGGCTACTGTGAGAGCATCAGCCAATCGACGGAAATTCACTACATCGCGGAGAAAACGTCTTGGCTGGTAACGGGCAAGCTTTCCGCTGGCGCTGTCGCCATTGACGATGAAGGCATCGTCAAAATCACCACTAGAGAATAGGGAGACTGAAAATGGCATTAGACACTGAAAACCTGTCTCTCGTAGGCGGTGGCTCCAAGGCCGGTAACGCTCCGCAAATGTGGAGTTATAAGTCTACCGATACTCCCGCTGTCATTGACAGCGCCGGCTACTTTGACAATGGCACTACGACGAACACCGGAATGCGAGACTTGATGAAGGTCGGCGACCTGATCTACATCCACGGCACCTCTGGTGGCACGGCTGTCTATGGCTTGCACATCGTCACCCAAGTGACGGCCGCTGGCATCATCGACGTTACCGATGCCACCGTTCTCGGCGGCACCGATACCGACTAACCAGAGTTCTGGGGGGGGCTTCTGCTCCCCCCAGGCTTACCCTCTAGGTGGCCGGCTGATCGGGCACAAATTTAAACGGCCCCTCGGGCCCTGGAGGTGCTATGGCGGCCGGCGACACAGATGTAAAGATATGCTCCCATGCCCTGATCCTTTTGGGCGAGAGCGAGATCAGTAGCTTCGCCGAGGGCACCACCCGTGCCGGCATCTGCGAGGCACTTTACCCGGAAATACGCTCGATCACCCTGGCGATGTACAAGTGGAGCTTCTCCTTGAAAAAGGTGGAGCTCTTCGAGAGCGTCGGCGATCCCATCAACGAATGGCAGAATTCTTTCCCGATGCCGTCTGACTCCTTGACGGGAGTCCCCAAAGCCGTTTTCAACTCGACAGCGACGGGCATCGCGCCTGTCGCCACTGGCTGGGATGTGATCGGTGACGAGGTTGTCACCGACTTTGCCACCGTCGTCATCGACTATCAGTTCATCCCCCTGGAAGCCGAGATGCCGGCATATTTCATCCAGCTCCTCAAATACATGGTCGCCATGCATATGGCCGAGCCGATCACCGATCAGATCACCAAGGCCCAGCATTGGGAGAGGATCGCCATCGGCAACCCCGCCGAGGGCGGAAGGGGGGGCTTCTTCCGCCAGGCGGCATCGATCGACGGTCAAGGGCAACCCAGCGCCTTTATTGCTGATTATCCGCTGACCGATGCCAGGCTGAGTCTATGAGATGAGCCGTGTCGTTAAGCTTCAAACTAATTTCACGGTTGGCGAGATCAACCCCGAGTTGCGTGGCCGTGTTGATCTTCAGCAATACGAAAGCGCCTTGGAGCGAGCGCGGAACGTCGTCATCAACCCCCGCGGCACCATCGACCGCCGGCCCGGCCTTCCTTTCAAGTTCCTGATCCCGTCCGCCGCGACGCCGGAAGACGGCGTTACGCTCGTTAATTTTTCCTTTAGTACGACGCAAACATATATTTTTCTATTTGTCGGCACGAGGGCCTATATCTTCAAGGCCGGCGTCCTTGTCACCAACATCAACGCCACCGGCGATGACTACCTCGATGTCTCGTCTAGCGTGACCGACGTTACGGACGGCGTCACCTCGACCGAGCTCGCCGACTTGTGGTGGACCCAATCCGCCGACACCCTCCTTCTTTTTCACGAGGACATGAAGTCCCTGAAGATCGTCCGAGGCGCCACCGATGCGACGTGGACGGTATCGGACATCGCCTGGGACAACATCCCCCGCAACCTCTTCACCGTCACCAATACAAACCCGGCGGCGACGCTGACGCCTTCGGCTACGGACGGCAAGGTCGATCTCACGGCGAGCGCGACGGTTTTTCACGATGGCCGCGACGGCACCGCCCAGGCCGGCGCATCAACGTCGATCACCCTTGACGGTAGCGCCGTTGCCACCGACGATATCTACAACGGCTCCTCGGTCATCATTCAGAGCGGCACCGGCTCCGGCCAGGAGAGGATCATCTCCGACTATGTCGGCTCCAGCAAGGTGGCGACGGTATCTGTCGCCTGGGGCACCAACCCGGACAGTAGCTCTGTCTTCACCGTCACCAGCCAGGTCGGCCAGCGTATCTTCGACAACGGCAGCGGCATTGGCGAGGCTCGCATCCTCGAGGTTGAAAGCGGCACCGTCGTCAAGGCCGTCACCCTATCGCCCTTCTTCGACGACGATGCTATCCCATCTGGTGACTGGACCCTGGAGCAGGGCTACCGGGATGCCTGGTCGGTCGCCAGGGGATGGCCGAGGACGGCGACATTCCACGAGGGAAGGCTTTTGGTTGGCGGCTCGAAGGCTCTGCCGACGACGGTCTGGGGTTCCAAGGTCGGCTTCTTCTTCGACTTCAATCCCGGCCAGGCACTCGACGATGAGGGCCTCGAGGCGACCATCGACACCGATAGGGTCAACGCCGTGACGGCTGTCATGTCTGGCCGTAACTTCCAGTGCTTCACAACCGGGACCGAATTCACCGTGCCCCAGTTGGACGGCGAGCCCCTGACGCCGACCGCCTTCCTTTTCAAGTCGGCGACCAGGCGGGGATCGGCGACCGGCATCCGGCCCCAGATGACCGAAGGCGGCACCCTCAACGTCCAGCGCGGTGGCAAGGCGATCCGCGAGCTGATCTTCTCGGACCTCGAGGGCAGTTTCGTTTCCAACGATATCTCGCTATTGAGCTCGCATCTGTTGCAGTCGCCGACGCGGATCGCAATGAGGCGCGGCACCAACGTCGATGAGGGTGACCTCTTGTTGATCCGCAATGGCGGCACCGGCAGCATCTCCGGTTCGATCACCGCCTTCAGTATCTTGCGGTTGCAGAACGTCATCGCCCCCGCCCTGTGGACGACAGACGGCACTTTCGAGGATGTCGGCGTCGATGATGCCGATACGCCCGTCATCTATGTGGTGGTGAAGAGGACACTTCCATTACAGGCCACCTGTACGATTACGGTCAGCGATGCAGCCAATATCGCCGTTGGAAGCACATTGACATTCTCGACCAACGCCGGCGTGTCCACCACCATGACGGCTACCGCCGCTGATCCGGCTGGCGCTCTCGAATTTAGTGTAGGCGGATCACGAACAAATGACGACGTGGCAGATAATATAGCGGTTGGCACCGGGGGCGTCCTCGGAATCAATGGCGTCAGCGGGTTCTCGGCACCCAACCCTGGAGCCGGTACGCCGGTGATAACTGTGACCAGGGATATAGGCGGCGGCGACAATACGTCCGTTACTAGTTCAGATAATACCCGGCTGACTGTCACCGATTTCACTGGAGGCACGTCCACCGTCTACCACCTCGAGGCCTTCGACGACAATTATACTACCGACGCCGCCCAACAGACATTGCCGCCGGCCTATGGCACCACCCTGGTCGATGGCGCCAGCCAGACTGGCACCACCCTGATCGTCGATGGGTTCACCGTGCAGCCCCAGATCAAGGACACCTTCACCATCGCCGGCGTCGTTGGCAGCTATACCATCACCGCGGCGACGACATTGTCCGCTACCGAAAGCACCCTCACCATTGAGGAGACCCTGGACAGCTCGCCGGCGGACGGCGCCGTCGTCACCTTCACCACCGTAATGCAGCTCGACGGCCTGTCGCACCTCGAGGCGGCGACGGTCAAGGTCATCGCCGATGATGCCGAGCTCGGAGACGAGACGGTAGTTTCCGGTTCGATAACCTTAGACCGGCCGGCGGCGACTTACGTCGAGGTCGGCCTAGAGTATCCCACCTTCATCGACGACCTGGCCGAGGATGCGGTAAAGACGACGCCGCTAATCCGCACGATGCCGGTCGAGACGCGGTTGCCATCGGGGCCGGTGACCGGGTTCAAGAAGCGGATCATAAAGGTTAATGCTATCTTCGACGACACCCAGAATATGACGATAAACGGCGATGCGGTTCCCTTCCGCCGCCTCGATGAAGACAGCCTCGACAGCGGCATCGCTTTTTTTACCGGAACGAAGCAGACCGGGCCTTACCTAGGCTACACCCTCAAGGGTCAGATCGAGGTCACCCAGGATGCTCCTCTGTACTTCACGCTCCTCGCCCTTGATTACACAGTGAGTCTTGGACAATGAGTTTAGCAGGAATGGGACTTGCGCTATCGGCAGCTAGCGCTCTCGGCCAGTATCGCCAAGGTCAGGCCCAGGCGGCTGGGCTCAAGGCGAGGGGCCAGGGCCTCCTCGTCCAGGCCGACTTCACGCGGTTGCAAGGCCGGCAGGAAGCCCTCAAATCGAAGCGCGAGGCCGTTAACCAGCTCCAGGCGATCCTCGAGGCCCTCGCCAGGACGACGGCTGTCGCCGGCGCCGGCAACATCGATCCGTTCTCCGGCAACCCGGAGGGCGTCAAGATCAAGGCCCTCGATGTCGGCGGCTTGAATGTTGTCGTCTCCAAGGAAAACGAGGCCATTACCCGCCTGGTAGCGAACTTCCAGGCCAGCCAGTATGAGTTCCAAGCCGGCCAGGCCTTCCGTGCTGCCGCCGCTGCCAAGGGGGCCGGCCTTACCTCGGCCCTCTTCACCCTCGGCTCGGGCTTATTCATGTTCGGACAGACTGGCGGTTTTGGTAACCTCTTCGGAGGCGCACCGACAACGGCCGCAGCGACATCCGGCGCCGGCAATGTTTTCGGGGGCGTACCGTCAAACCTTCCATCTCTCGGCAATACTTTCAACCCGGCGCCCTTCCCGTTCCCTGGTTTTGGAACCTCTGCCCCTAATGCGGCTGGAACGGTAATCTCCTGATGGCAGCAAGGCTCCCACAAATAGACCCGAAGGCGGCCGTCGCGCCGATCTCGCTGCCGCTCAAAGTTATAGCAACATCTCATCCCGCATCGACGCCCTTGGAGCTTCCGTTAACAAGATGGCCCTCAAGCAGGGAGAGGCGGCTGGCCTCGCACAGGGAGCCGCCTCGGCGACAGAGCTTGTTGAGATAGCGAAACGTACCGGCAAGCCGATCACTACAGCCGATCTGCCTGGCGATCCCTCTTCCATCAGTGTCATTGAACAGGCGGCGTATAAGGGAGGCCTCGCCGTTGTGACCAGCCAGTTTGCCGTCGATGGTCGAAAGGCGATCACGGCGGCGGCGTTGGAAGCGTCACAAAACCCGGACATGACGCCCGGCGCCTTCGGCATGATCCTCAACAACATCGTCAAAGAACGCACCGATGCGCTGCGCAACATCTCGCCAGCGGAGGCGGCGAAGCTGGGCGCCACCCTTTCCATCGTTGCCAACAGCACCGGCGTCAGCCAGGCCAGGTCGTTCTTTACTCAACAGAAGAATCTCAGGAAGGCGGCGGCGATCGCCAGCGTTTCGGTCTTTCAGGACGATATCACGGCCATCATCTCGGGCTATCAGATAACGCCAGGCGAGCCATCCTTAGAGAAAACAATCGACGCCCAGTTAACCCAGCTCGAGAGCCACCTTATCAATGAGGGTGTTCCAGCCAATACCGTAGCGACAAAACTCAAAGCCGTCAGGGCAGCTATCGTCGAGCAGAAGATCGCGGTCATCAAGAACTATGCCCGACTTTATACCAATGATCCCATCGGCGGGATGTATGGGGTCATATCGCAATTTCAAAGCAAGACGGGGAGGGTGGCCGATGACAACATACAGGCGGTTTTTGAAAGCCTCGACGTTATCGGCAAGAACAAGCTCATCGATGACCTCCGTACCGAGCACAACGCGGAAATTAATCTCGGTCTGGCTCGTGAAAATAACTTCGCGAAAGGAAGAGAAACGACCATTTTCAAGTTAATCCAAACCTTTATGGGAAACCTCGAATCCAATAGGGAAGTGTCAAAAACAGCTCTCGAAGCGATACGGAAAATTGATGCGGATAAAGCCGACACCTTAGACAAAATATATAACGAAGGGCCAAAGCCAGATACGGAAAACAGCGCAGTGGTTCGCGAGTATGTGGCGATGATGATCGACAAAAGGGTAAGCGTTGAACGCTTACAGGGATTAATTATGGATGACCCTGGATTGAGCGCCAACGAGAAAATTGACCTTTCTACAAAGCTGGCAACTTTCCAAGATACTAAATTCAAAAAGGCTTTGCGTATTGCCAAAGCCAAAATTGGCATTGATCCCCGTTATGTCAGGGATTTAGGCAAGGAAGCTGCTCCCGAGCGACGCCGCCTCCTCTCCATTTATGACAAGCTCCACGGCCAGATGGAGGAAGAGATGCTTGATCCCGCCTTCGATCCGATCAAATTTATAAAAACAGAGCTGCCGAGAATTGAAATACAGGAAACGACATATATTTTAGGTCAGGCACAGAAATCATTAAGGACGCAGATCAAACTTAGTGGCATCCCCGAATGGCAGGATTATGATCTCACAACCATTGCCGGCCTGGTGGCCCTCAACGAGGCGCTCAAAGGCTACAAGAGCTTGCCGGCGTCGGAACAACGCAAGAAGGGGTTTAATGTTCGACGTTTGGATAGAGCTCAATTAAAAATAACTGATGCCGTCGAAGCCCTTGAGGCGCTCTTAGCATTAGGGAGCCAGTGATGGCGGAAGTAGTCGAAACACCCGGCGGCCTGAAGGGCCCAGACGTTCAGCTCCCCGAGAGCGTTCTCCCCGAGAGCGTTCCATCCGAGTCGCCGGTCATCCACATCCCGGCGCCGGCGATGGATATCAACGAGAGGCTGACCACCCGCTATTATATGCGGACCAACCCGGACGGGTTTAATGTTAACGACGACGGCGACCCCATCGACCCCACCGTCGAGCCGGCCGTCGAGCCGGCCGTTGAGCCGGCCGTTGAGCCAGTTGATCCCCTCGAGGCGGCGGCCCAGATCGGCGGCACCGAAAGCCGCGATATCGTAGAAGATATCAAAACGCTGGGCGAGGTCTTGCCTGATGTTGCACAAGGCCTCCTTCTGTCTGGCCCGGCCAAGGGGTTCCATCAGATCAACAAGCTCGATCCAACCGGCATCCTTCCGGCCATCGAGGCTTTCGGGGGGCGGATCGCCGACTTCCTCGGCATCGATACTAAAATCGACGAGCCGAAAACACTTCCTGGGAAGCTGGCCGAGGGCTTTGGTCAGTTCCTCCCAGGCATCCTCCCGGCCACTAAGGTTGCTCGCCTTATGATCGGCACCAGTACAATTATCAGGAGGGTTGCAGCCGAGCTTCTCGGGGGCGCCGTTGGCGACTACGCCACCTCCAGCGAAGTGGAAGCGGAAGGCCTCGTCGGGCTGGTGAAGATGATCGACGCCGACTGGGCGCAGAAATTCGGGGACACCATCCAGCATTTCATCACCAAGGGCGGCGGCGAGGATATTGATGAGTTCCGCGCCCGACTGGTCGGGGCGGTTCCCGGCGTTCTTCTCACCCCCATTTTGGCACCCTTGTTGGAGGGCCTGATCAAGATCGCTACATCCGCCCTGAAGTCGGGCGCGGCTGATGATCTCGTTAAGGTTTTCGATGAGGTTCAGGCTGATAATCAGAAGGTGGTTGGTAGTGGTGATGAAATTGTCGGCGGTGGTACAGGGGGCGCCAGAGGTGAACGTGTTACCACTACCGGGCAGTATATTGGGGCCCCAAAAGGGATCACATCTCCACAGGCGTTGAGCGGCTTGAGAAGAAAATTACAGAACATAACCGTTAAGGGCCAACTCGGTCGGTTTTGGTATGAAAGATCAAGCCGGCAGATTCTGGACGCTGTCGGAGGCAACATAGATGATGCCGACAAACTGGTTCAGCTTATCGGTATTTTTAGTAGCGGAACCGATGTGGCGTCGAATTTCAATTACGCTTTACAGGCGTTTACCCAAGCGAAGGCTGGGTTGCCGATTAAGTCGGGGCGTTTTCCAGCACGGCAATCAAAGGCTGCACAGGATGTGATGGATGGCATTCCTTGGGGAGGGCGCAAGACCAACAATTTCTACAACAATCTTATGGTTCATATCGATCCCAAACGAGTGCAGGGGGTCACCACGGATATATGGATAATGAGGGCTTTTGGTTTCAAGAACCCGGATGGTACGCCGTTTGGTTTAAAACAAAAGAACGGCAAGGCAGGGCTGACCCGTCCCACAGATGCACAGTATGACTTTGTGGAAAAGGAAATTATCAGGATCGCTGATCAAATGGGCTGGGAACCGCAACAGGTGCAAGCGGCAATATGGGTTGCTGAAAAAGCAAAAGGTGAAGGCACCTCGGTTGCCCAAGCAAAGTTCGACTTTGCCGATGCTCTACAAAACAACCTCGGTCAGGTCAGTTGGGAGAGCATCCCAGGCCGTACCTCTCGTCATATGCCGGAGATGTTCGACGCTCCCTACCAGCAACAAGTCGAATACCATCAGGCGGTTTCAAAGGTCTTCCTTGACGATGCCGGCAATGACATTATCGCGAAGGAACTGGGGATTCCCTCGCCGCGGGAATTTGAGGCTCCCGGTCATTTTGAAGGAAAGACAAGTCCCGGCACCCAAACTGAAGTCGCCCTTCCAAGGTTATATAAAGGCCCGGCATACGGAAAAATTGACGCCGGCGCGGAGGCGTTGGTTAACGCCTATGCTGCCGTCAGGGGTATCTTGCTGAAGCAGGATGGTGTCGGATGGCACCGGCCTTTCTATAACGCCACGATCGATGCCTCGAATGGCATAGAGATCAGGATCGGCCGGAAGTTAAGCACCGGCGAGACCAAGCGTCTGGCGAAGCTTATTGCGGATGAGGCGGGACATACGGAATATAACCCGATCAGCTCTCCGCTCGGCACCCGTATTATTAACTTCGATCATTTATTAAAGAACCCGGATGGTACGCCTGTGATGCCAGACACTTGGATAGACCATGAATTATTAGTTACAAATAAGGAATTCCACGCTATAGTCGGCCGTGCGCTGAATCATATGCAGTTCGATAATGGCGCGAAGTATGATGCTGGGCGGTTTGCGTCCCAGAATGGGTATCTCGATAACGATTGGGGAGTAGGGAAAAATGGCGAAAGGTACTTGGAGACAACTCTCAAAGGACGACCCGATCTTCAGCGGAAGGTTCGTGATATCGTCAAAAAACTCGGCCCAAGAATCGACGAGCTCGACGAAGACTTCAGCCGTCGATACGGCTGGACCCTCAACCGTGAAATCAACAGCGGAAACCAAAGAGGGTTAATCAAAAAAGCTATCCTGCCGGCAGCCGCTGTCGCGGCACCCATGCTCTTGAGTGGGTCAGAGGAAAGTGGCGCAGAGTTAAATGAGGGAGGCCCCTGATGGCGATCCCTCAAGACCCCATCATCCCCACGATCACCACCGTCCCCGAGCCGGCACCCCAGATCGACGGGCCTATCGAGGAGGCTATATTGCCTCCCGAGCAGATCAGCCTCTTTGAAGATGATAGCGATGTGCAGCCGCCCATCGAGGCTGTCGAACCTGTCCCCGTCACCACCGATGAGCCCGTCCAAGTAGCCGGCCTTTGGCAGACGATAACCGGGGCTGCGAAAAAGGCAGCGAAAAAGATCGAAGAGGCCGAGCCCATCGGGGCCAAGCCTCCCGAGGAACCCGTCACCAAGGTCGGCGACTTTTGGGTAGTGCGTGAATCATCCGACCAAGAGGTGGCCGCTTACAACTCGATCATCGGCGTCACCGAAGGCAAGCCGCCATCGGTTGCTATCAATTATGATCGCATGGTTGGGACCAACAGCGAGCTGGAAACCTTCGATAAAATTGCTCAAGTCTACAAGAAATACATCGACAAGCAGAAGCGTGGCAGCATCACCTTCCTCGAAACCATCCAGGCGGCCCAACGGAAGATCGATGGCGGTGTCATCGAGGCGGTCAAGAAGGGGGGAGAGACCGTTGCCAAGCTGAAGGAGGGTGGTGTTGACGGCATCCTCGACTTGCTGTTCAAGCGCAATATCGGTCAGCCCATCAACGCGGAAGACCTGATCGCCGGCCGTCTTGCCCTCGCCGCCGTCAACCGGGATGTCACTTTATTGCAGCAGAAGATCACTGCCGGCATAGCAACCGAGGCCGAAAAAATACAGTTCCGGCAAGCGATGGCGATTGAGGGAGCTGCAATGGCTTCTCTCCTGGGCGGCAGGGCCGAGGCCGCGAGAACGACAGCGGCGGGGCGTATCGTCGCCGATATCAGCGAGGCGCGAGCTGACGAGATCACCAGGCTTCTCACCGAGGGCGGTGATCAGACGGTGGAATGGCTGGCGGAACGCTATGCTATACTGCCGACCGCCGAGGCCAAGGCCCAGTTTTCCAGGGGCATCCTTGGTAAGGCTGTCGATGTCTGGCAAACCATTTTCCTCAACGCATATCTTTCCGGGCTGACGACACAAGGTGTCAATATCGTCGGCAATACCGGCATGGGGTTGCTTCAGGTCGTCGAGCGGTTGGGAGCGGAGCTGATCGGCGGAACCCGAAGGTCGGGCGCAAAGCTTTTAAAGAAAGGCGTGGATAAGTTCGCCAAGCCGCTAAAGCCCGGCCAGAACGAGCTGCCTAGTTTCCTCCAGAGGACATCTGCCCTCCTCGGCCGGGAGGCAGCGGGAGGCGTTCAGCGTGGCGAGGCCCTAGCGATGCTGCACGGTTTAATCGTCGGCACTCCACAAGCCCTGCGCCTGATGATTAAGTCCTACATACTGGATATGCCCCAGTCTGGCGGACTGACCACCAAGCTCGATATCAGGGGTCTTCGCAACCCCATCAGTGGGGAGAACCTCCTTCCCGAAAAAATCAGGAACTTCGGTTTAGGCCCCTACGCCAACCTGGGCCGCGCCGTCGATGCCCTCGGTTTTATTTTCACCCAACCCGGTCGGTTCCTGATGAGCGCCGATGAGTTTTTCAAGGCGTGGAACCAGCAAGCCCAACTCCACGCTCTTTCCCTCCGGCGCATGAAACAGAATATCTCGGCCGGGATGTCACCTGAAGACGCCAAGGTGCGTTACGATGTCGATATGCGCGATCCGCCGGCTGACCTAGTCGAGGCGACGCGGGAGTTCGCCGATGTCTCCACCTTCACCAATGAACTGGAGGGGGCGCTGGGCAACCTTCAGGCGACGATGTCCCACCCCGCCATCAAGATCGCCGTGCCGTTCTTCAAGACACCCACAAACATCGGCGGCCAGACGGCGCAACGGGCCGGGCCCCTCGCCCTCCTTTCACCTAAATTCCGCAAGCTGATGATGAGCGCCGATCCGGCCGATCGCGATCTTGCGATGTCGCGGTTGGCAATCGGATCGACGATAATGGGCACCTTCGCGATGATGGCCGGCGGTAACCTCTTCGACGACGACGGCAACCTCATCGACGACATCACCATCACCGGCTCTGGTCCGACCGCTCGCGGGGCGAAAGACGCCTTCCGCCGGCAGAAGCTTCAGCCCTATTCCATCTGCGCTCGGATAGGCAGCGGCACAACGTATTCCTGTGTCTCTTATTCCCGTTTTGATCCCATCTCCGGGTTGCTGGCGATGGCCGGCGACTACGCGGATTATGCCAGATACAGTGACGACAAGGAGGAGCTGGAGTTGCTGGCGACGGCGGCGGCCCTGGCTGTCGAAAACTACATCGACGAGCTTCCCATGCTCCAAGGCATGGTCGATATCGGTTCGATGTTTGGGCGGTCAAACGAGGACGGCGCCTTCCTTCCGGGCCTTCTCGATAAGCTGGCAGAGATGACCGCATCGACGATCCTTGAGCCGGGGATGGCGATAGTGACGAGCGGCACCAACTACTCCTCACTGATCGCCAGTATCGAGAGGCTCCAAAACCCGACCGTCAAGGATACGACACCCGATCCAAACCTGCCGCTCGTATTCAGGGGTTTCTATGCCGCCCTCCTCAAGGCGAAAAGCCGGAACCCTTGGTTCACCGACGAGGTGCCTGACCGCCTGAACCTTTGGGCCGAAACGATAAACGCCGGCGAGGGTAGGGCGTGGGAGTTGTTCTCCCCCATCCGTATTCAGGAGGCAAAGTTTAACCGCGTCGATACCGAAATCCAGCGGCTTAATTTCTTTGTCGGCGGCCGGCTGACGATGGACCCGTTCAAGAAAGTCAACGGCGTTAAGTTGAACACCCTCCAGAAGAACGCCTTTATCCAGGCCACCAACGAGTTCGAGATCAACGGCGTAAACATGAAGGAGGCCTTCCTCGACTTGATAGACTCCGACAGATATTACGATCTTAGCAACGAAGATAAGGTGAAGGAGATGGCTAACATCGTCACCACCTACAGGGGCTCGGCCGGAACCATGTCACCCGATGGGACTCTAGAAGCCCGTTGGGCTACCGGCGGCATCAAAACCCTTTTGGAGGGGGATATTGAACTTGAGGAAAAGGTGATGTTCAGAAACCTGCCGCCATCGGAACAGCGAGAGCTGAAGAAATTGGGTTCTGCCCCGTGATTTTTTTTGGTTCTTAGTGTATAACCACCAGATGTAGTGATTAGGAAGTAGATATGGCCGATATACCCATTAATGCCGTTCACCGCCGGATACAGTACACCAGCACCGGATCGGTTGGGCCGTACTCCTTCGCCTTCGCCATCCTCGATGAAGGCGACCTGGCTGTCTATGATTCGACTACCTTGAAAACCCTGACGACTCACTACACGGTCAGCCTTGGTTCTACCGGCACCGGATCGATAACCTTCACCAGCGGCAACGCA